TAATAGGTATTGGCATTGTATCAAGTGTAGGTGAATTAGTTTTCATCGGTATCGGGTGCGGTATTCTTGGACTAATAATGCGTGAAGAAGGAAAAGACAAATGATGAAGAAAAAAGGCATGAAAAAAGGCGGCAAAATGAACGTTGTAAAAGCTGGCAAAGGCCCAATGAAGAGAAAGCTTACTAAAGCAGAAGAAGCTGAAGACATTAGAAACCGTTTACGTGGGACAACAGGAGGCGGTAAATCCGCTGCTGGTCCTGCTATGAAAAAAGGTGGCATGATGAAGAAAAAAGGTATGGCTAAAGGCGGCATGATGAAGAAAAAAGGTATGGCTAAAGGCGGCATGATGAAGAAAGGTTATGCTATGGGCGGCGCACTTAAAGGTGGTCAGAAAAAACTAGATAGAAATAAGGACGGTAAAATATCTGGTGACGACTTTAAAATGATGAAGAAAAAAGGCGGCGGCATGATGAAGAAAAAAGGTATGGCTAAAGGCGGCATGATGAAAAAGAAAGGTATGGCTAAAGGCGGTAAGGTCCGTGGATCAGGCATTGCTAGACAAGGCGTTCGTGCCGCTAAAATGGTGTAAAAAATGGCTGAATACAAACGTCTTAGCAAACCTAAAAGAAGACCTAAAGACAAAAACAGAAAATCTTACACTAGACCAAAAGAGGCAAGTAGGTATTCTTTAGCGCAGAAGCTTCGATTCGGCATTAAACCTGAGTTCCAAGATGATATTGAGGGGCAGCGCAAAAGCCTACCAATAGAAGAAAGAATAAATTTAGGGAGCAGTCGAACTAGGGGAAGAAACATTGCAGGTAAGTACGCGGGTAGTGGAGGTTCAGGCATCCCTAAAGAAAAAATAGAACGTGATGATGCAAGAAGAGAGCTTGTTAAAGACAGGGAACTTATTAAAAAATATGGTAAAGATGCCATGAAAGCCAGATCCTTTAACACTGTACGAGATTATGCGGGAGAAGGTATGAAAAAAGGCGGTAAGGTTCGTGGAGCAGGTATTGCTAAACAAGGTGTACGAAAGTGTAAAATGAGATAAGATGACTATAAACCGATCAAGTATGCAGACGCAAATATCTAGGCCACCTAGTAAAGCATCTGCAGTATCACAACGCAGGAAAAAAATTGCTGCAGCGAAAAGAAGAAAAAAAGAAAAGAAGGCATAATGCCATATTTAACAAGTAGTATCCCTTACTTTAAAGCGTGGGTTCGGAGAGAGTATACTAAGAATTTAGAAGACTACCACGGGGAGTTTTTACACGCTATGGTTATTGGAGTTACAACAATACCAAATAGAAGTCTTAGTTTCCAAGTTATTTTTACTGGGTGTGAGTCCGATGACACCGATGAACCGAATGTTCATGGTGGAGCTATGTGGGCTAGATTACCCATTACAGCACTCGTTGCTGATGTACCTGTAGAGGAGTGGGCTACGGAGCTACCTCCGTACATGGCACAACCTTGGGATTGTATGTCACACCATCATTCTGTCTATAAGTTAGAAAGAGCGTCTCCAGCTCCTTGGATAGCTAAAGTAGACGGGGAATTTTACCCTGCTAAGTACTATTTTACTGTGGATTATACAGATAGTGAGGTAGCAGATGACCCTGCGCAACATAAACAGAGTCATGTACTTGAATTATTGGACGCAGGAGAGTATACAGGAAATATTGTTGCATTACCCAACAATAGAGTTCGGGTTACACACCCTGCGTGGTTTGAGACAGGCCAAGGAGCGCCAGACTTTAGACCAAACCAACACAGTTATAACTCGAAAGAGGACGTAGGTTACGTATGGGATACAAAACGCGTGTTTAACAATCTATATAAGGATGACGAAGATGATGCGTAGATACTATAAATCTGGCGGAAAAATCTGCCCAAAAGGTAAGTCTTGGGCAAAGCGTACATTTGATACGTACCCCAGTGCATACGCTAATATGGCAGCATCTAAGTACTGTAAAGACCCAAACTATGCTAAAGGTAGCAAAGGGAAAAAGAAATGACGTTAACTAAAGGTAATAAAAAGAAAGTTAAGAAAGTTGTAAAAGGTTTAAAGAAAGCCTCTAAATTACATGCAAAACAAGCTAATACACTTAGAAGCATGGTTAGGAAAAAGTAATGGGCGACCTAAAGAAATGGGTGAATCAGGACTGGGTTAGAATTGGCACAGATGGTAAAGTCAAGGGTAAATGTGGCACTTCTAAGAACAAGAAGAACCCAGATAGGTGTCTTCCAAGGAGTAAAGCTAATAGTTTAAGTCAATCACAGAGGGCTACAACAGCACGGAAAAAGAAAAGTTCAGGAAAAACTGTAGTAAAAAATACTGAAGCTGCTAAAGTACGTCTTGCAAAGGGTGGTTTGGCTCGTAGAAAAAAAGATATTGCTAGAGGATGTGGCGCAATACTAGAAGATAGAAGAAAGATGACTCAGTATGTATGAATACACTTTTTAAGGGATAGACAATGGCTACTTCGGGAACTACCGCTTTTGATATGGACTTCACAGAGATTGCTGAAGAAGCATGGGAACGTGCTGGGCGTGAGATGCGCTCTGGGTATGATCTAAGAACTGCTCGTAGGTCTATGAACTTGATGACGATTGAATGGCAGAACCGTGGCATTAACATGTGGACTATAGATAGTGGTACAGTAACACTGGTATCAGGTACTTCACAATATGATTTACCAGCAGACACGGTAGATCTTCTTGAGCATGTGGTACGTACTGATAGTGGGAGCACTGCAAAACAAGCTGACCTTACCATAAGTCGTATCAGTGTAAGTACTTACGCGGCTATCCCAAACAAGTTAACACAAGGTAGACCCATCCAGGTGTGGGTTGAACGATTAGCCACTCCAAGGATTAATGTATGGCCTGTACCTGACAAAAGTGGGTACATATTTGCCTATTGGCGTATACGTCGAGTAGAAGATGCAGGTAATGGTGTGGAGACCGCAGATATGACGTTTAGGTTTTTACCTTGTCTCGTAGCAGGGTTAGCGTATCATATCGCTATGAAAGTTCCTGAACTTGTCGATAGAGTACAGATGTTGAAAGCTGCATATGAAGAAGAGTTTGATAGAGCTGCAAGTGAAGACAGAGAAAAAACATCGGCTGTTTTTGTACCACGTATGAGTAGTATGTAGTATGGCTAGAGCGTTCTCTTCAAATAACAAAGCCATAGCAGAGTGCGATATTTGTGGGTTTCGATTTAAATTAAAAGAGTTGCGCAGTATAATTAAAAAGGGTAAAGATACTAATATAAAAGCGTGTCGTGAGTGTTGGGGTCCAGACCATCCGCAAAACAAACTGGGTGAACTTCCTGTACATGATCCACAAGCAATACGTAATCCACGTCCTGATTTTGCAGGGTATGATAGCAATAGGAATATACAATGGGGGTGGAATCCCGTAGGTGATGGAAAAAATATTTATGATTTGACTACTAATAACTTAGAAGCAACTGGAGCTATAGGTGACGTAACTGTAACAACTACATAGATAATAAAAAGGGCCAATAGGTTAAAATATGAATTACGCTTCGCTTAAAACAAATATTGCTGACATTTGTGAAACAACTTTTACTGATGACCAGCTCGCTATGTTTACACAACAAGCGGAAGAAAAAATATTACTAGCGGTAGATATACCCGCGTTACGTAAGGTAGATGACGGACCTTTAGTATCTACAAACAAACTTTACACGCTACCCACTGATTATCTTTACACTTATAGTATATCTATTGTAAGTAGTAGCACGCATACGTATTTACTAAACAAAGACGTTAATTTTTTAAAAGAAGCATACCCTTCTACCGCTAGCGCAAAATATGGTTTACCTAAATTTTATGCCCAATATAGCGAAACACAGATTGCATTAGCTCCTACACCTGACGCTAATTACGAACTTGAGCATATATACGGGTACTACCCTACTTCTATTGTAAGTGGTAGTACTTCTTGGCTTGGAGATAATGCAAGCACTGCGTTGTTAAACGGTGCTCTAGTAGAAGCAGCACGATTCCAAAAAGCAGAAGCAGATGTAATTGCTAATTATGACAAAATGTTTGGATTGTCGCTTGAGTTGTTAAAAAACTTTGGGGACGGTAAGTTACGACAAGATACATATCGTTCTGGACAATATAGAACCCCCGTGACTTAGGAGTATATCATGGCCTTTACTGGAAATTACATGTGTACATCATTTAAAGTCGCTCTGTTGAATGGAGAAATGGATTTTAGTAGTGATACTTCTCAGTCTTTTAAGATTGCATTATATACATCTGACGCAACTTTAAATGCGGAAACAACAGCTTACTCTACCACAAATGAAGTATCTGGCACAGGTTATACTGCAGGGGGTAACACCCTAACTATAGCTACTAACCCTACTAATGATACTTCGAGCACAGTAGCTTATTTAGATTTTTCTGATACAACATGGACAAGTTCCTCTATTACAGCACGCGGAGCACTTATTTATAAAACTGGAGGTACAACCCCCGCTGTGGCTGTATTAGACTTCGGTTCAGATAAAACGACAAGTAGTAGCACATTTACAGTGACATTTCCAACTTCAGCCGTTACAAGTGCTATTATACGTATTGCATAGGAAGGTTAACACATGGCAAGTACATACGTAAACGATCTCAGGCTAGAAGAGATAGGCACGGGCGAACAGTCTGGTACGTGGGGCGCTACAACTAATACTAATTTAGAACTTATAGCAGAAGCATTTAGTTACGGATCAGAAGCAATAGCAAACGCTTCTACGCACACCATAACTGTAGCAGACGGCGCTAGTGATGAAGCACGTTCTTTCTATATGAAGTGTACAGGAGGTGGTCAGGCTAGTACAGTAACGCTTGCTCCTAACACATTATCTAAAGTATGGATGATCGAGAACGCTACAAGCTACACTTTAACTTTTAGCCAAGGATCTGGCGCAAATGTAGCAATTCTTGCTGGTGAAGTAAAAATGATTGCTACTGATGGTGCGGGTTCTGGTGCAGCGATTTATGATTTACTCACAGATGTTAACTTAGCGGGTACAACTAAAGTAGCTGCACTAACAACATCGGGTAACGTATCTGTAGGTGGGAACCTTGATGTTACAGGAACGTTTGATTTAAGTGATTCTAACTTTACTAACGCTGGAAATATACAGTTAGATAGTATATCAGGTGACGCAGACACAGACACAAGCATTACTTTTTCTGGCTCTGATGTCATTACTGTTGCTAATGGTGGAACAGGTCAAGTTACCTTTAATAATGGTTCTATTGTTCCTGTAACAGATAATGATATAGATTTAGGTACTTCTTCTTTAGAGTTTAAAGACGCTTATTTTGACGGTACAGTTACAACTGACGCTCTTGTAGCTGACACAGCAGACATAAATGGTGGTACAGTTGACGGAGCAACAATAGGTGCATCAAGTGCGACTACAGTCAAAGGCACTACAGTCACTGCTACAACAGCATTTGTCCCAGGAACTTCAGATGGCGCTACATTAGGTACAACTTCACTAGAGTTCGGTGATTTATATTTAGCTGATGGTGGTGTTGTGTATCTAGGTGCAGACCAAGATGTTACTCTGACACATGTTGCAGATACAGGGGTACTGTTAAACAGCACTAGACAATTACAATTTGGTGACAGTGGTACATATATACATCAATCAGCAGATGGTGTGCTTGACTTAGTATCTGACACAGAGATTGAGATAAATGCTACAACCATAGATATAAATGGCGCAGTAGATGTTAGTGGAGAGGTAGCCGCAGCTTCATTAGACATATCAGGTAATGTTGACATTGACGGCACAACGAATCTTGACGCTGTTGATATTGACGGGGCAGTACAAATTGATGCTACTGTGAGTGTAGGTGTTGATGATACAGGTTATGACGTAAAATTCTTTGGTGATACTGCATCAGCTTTTGCACAATGGGATGCAAGTGCAGATGATTTGATTTTAGGTGGTGCGGCTGGACTTATCGTACCTGACGGACAGCTTACTTTGGGTAGTACAGCAATAACATCAACAGCCGCAGAGATTAATCTAATTGACGGGGGAACATCCAGAGGCACAACCGCTGTGGCTTCGGGTGATGGTATCCTAATCAATGACGCTGGCACAATGCGTATGACTAACGTAGATACAGTGTCTACCTACTTCTCTAGTCACAATGTTGGTGGTGGTAATGTTGTTACAACGGGCGCATTAAACTCAGGTTCTATTACATCTGGATTTGGATCTATAGATATAGGCTCCAGTGCTTTATCAACAACAGGGTCTGTTACACTAGGAGCTACATCTTTTGGTGATAATAACATTACAAATGTTGGAGATGTTGCTCTTGATTCAATAAGTGCAGATGGTACAGATATTAACGTAGCCGTGTCAGATAACTCAGCTACAGCACTTACAGTTAAACAAGGGTCAGATGCTTACCTTATAATTGATACCGCTAACAGCAGTGAGTCTGTATCTATTGGTACAGGTATATCTGGTACAGCTATTACATTAGGACACAGCACTTCAGAAGTAACAGTAGCAGATAACCTTACAGTTACAGGTGATTTTACTGTCAACGGTACAACCACTACAGTTGATACAACTAACTTAACCGTTACAGATCCACTCGTTAAGTATGGTCAGGGTGGTACAGGCACTTCAGTTGACCAAGGCTTTATTGTTACTCGTGGAGATGGTTCAAGTAGTAACACTGCAAATAGAGGCTTTATCTGGGACGAGTCTGAGGATGAGTTTGCAACCATTGCAGCTAACACAGAAGCAGGAACTACTGCAGGTAACGTAACTATAAATGACTACGCACCTTTACACGTAGGAGCAATAACAGCAGATGATAACTCTACGTTCTCAGGTGAAATTGCAGCAGCATCTCTTGATATTTCAGGTAACATAGATGTAGACGGTACAACTAACCTAGACGTTGTAGATATAGACGGTGCTGTTAGCATAGATGCTGCAACAACCGTAGGTACTGATAATAAGATACAGTTTAGAGATACAGGGTTATATATAAATTCATCAGCAGATGGTCAGCTAGATATTGTAGCAGACACTGAAGTACAGATTGCCGCTACTACAGTAGATTTAAATGGCGCTTTAGATGTGTCAGGTACGTCCACTCTTACGGGTAATGTAACTCTAGGCGGTCAACTTATTATGCCTGATGTCACCTCTACTAAAATACTAGTAGCTGATGGGACTAGCTACCAAGAAGTGGCTGTAAGTGGTGACGTTACCATAGCGAATACAGGGGCTGTAACGATAGCTGCAAATGCAGTTGAAGGTTCCATGTTAAATAATAATGTAATCTCAGGACAGACCGCATTAACTTCGGGTCTTGCTACAGATGATGAACTATTAGTAAGTGATGGTGGAACACTTAAACGAATGGATGTTAGTGTCTTAACAACATTAACAGACGACAATGCTACTGCGCTTGCTATTGCGTTGGGCTGATATAATAAAGGAAACATAACATGGCAAATACTTTTAAAGTGGTTAATTTTGCAGCCGAGCCAGCCAGTAGCGGAACTCCGTATGTAGTATATACTGCAGCTAGTAGTACGACTACAGTTGTTCTTGGTTTAATTTTAGCTAACATACATACGACAGAAATTACAGCTACTGTGAGACTTGTAAGTGATACTG